GGCACGTTCACCCTGAGTCTCAATAAGTCTTTCACCAACAAAGAAACCTTCGCCTGATTGCTTGGAGTTGTCCATCATCGTCCCAAGTTGGGTTGATGCGAACCAGCCGTCGAAACCTTCAGGGTCATTGGGGTTGAACACTTGCGATGCAACGTTTTGTGCCAAATCCGGAACAAGGTTCATGCCTGCAAATGACCAGCGCATACCTGTTTTAAGTTTGTCATAAACGTTGTTTTGGAACCAGTTCTTCTTTTTTGGTTTGTCTGTATCAACTTTTGTTGGCAATGAACGAGCCGCTGCGTTGGAAGCAAATTCGACTGCTTGTGGGCTGGCATTGGATTTTGCTAAACCAAGAACAACACCTGGGGATAACCACGGCGAGTCACGGTAGATAGAGGCTGCCCGTTTGCCCACGTTTTCGTCTGCCGATAAGTCGAGGCGAGAGTTCTGTAGGTTAATGTTTTGTGCTGTTTTGTATAGTTCTTGTTCGTCCCTCGGGTCAATCCATGAAGTTGACGACATTACAATCCTTCACGAACAGCGGAATCAATCAAGTCGGCTAGATCGTCGTTGGGGAACATACGGTAAATTGCTTTAAGTTCTTCGATGGCAGAGTTGCGACCAGGGACAAAAGGGACACCGGCTTGCGTAGCGTTTGGTCCTGCACCAAAGTTCATCCCTGCGGTAACTGGTTCATCGGGGCGTTCAGTTGGACGAGCAAAATCACCTAATTGTCCTGGTGCTATACGTGGTGCAACTTGCTGCGGGGCGACAGTTGTGGGTGAAGGGGCTATCGGCATCGCTCTTTGTGCTGCCATTTGTTTCCCTGCTTCACCGTATGCTTGTCCTGTTGCGGCGGCTTTCGCTACCTTCTTTGTTGGGTCACGCAAATCGCTGCGGTTGGGATAGTTCTTAGCCACCTAATCTCCCTGCAAGACTTAAGACTGAACCAGGGCTTCCTGGTTGTTGTGTCATACCGGCTTCACCACCGCCACCGAGTTGTGCGAGTAGAGATTCCATTCCTCCACCGCCTTCGGGGGCTGCGGGTTGCTCTGCTCCCATTCCTGGAGGTGCTAACCCTGGCATTGTTTCCGGTGAACCGGCAGGTGCCTGAGTTGCTTGACGTGCTTGTGCACGGGCTTGGGCAGATTGGATTGCTTGTGCCAATGACATCTTGTTTGATTGTACCTGTGTCGCTATGTAAGCAAGATCATCCGGTTGGTATGGACCGTTGGGGTCGGCTGCTTGTGATTGGATTGAAGCAAGTAACGCTGATTCGATTGACTCTGCAACGATTCTATCTTCTTCCAACTCGGGATCGGAGATCATTGGGTCTGCTTCACGGGCAGATTTTTTGGAGATCATCCCTGCACCAAGACGTTGACCCAACCCTACGACGAGACTGTTTGCGTCTGAACCTGCAGCGGAGTATGAAACGTAATGGAAATCGGTTTCCCATAGTTTGTTTGGGGTGTAGTCCTTGATGCCACCGCCCATGCCTGGGATGAAGAACGATTTGGATGAGTTACCCCAATACGCTTTTTCGATCTCGATAGCAATTTTGTCTTCTTCGATGATGGAGTTGGCGAATGTTTCTTGTGCTTCTTGCACACGGAAGTCAACTGTTGCTGCGAGAATAGCGTCACCACGGCGACCTGTACGGATGTTGGTGCCGGATTCTCCACCGAACTCTGCGGGGATAGCACCCTCTAAACGTTCCTGTCGTTCCAAACGGTCGAGAGCAATGTCTGTTTTGTAGCCAGGGTTCTGTTGCAACTGCTGGATATCGCCGCCTTTGACGACCCCCAACTGCCCTGTTTTACCGTCTGCGAGTTGGATTACTTCAGGGTTTTCACCGGCACGGGCAATGAGATACTCGTCGGGGAAGATGCCTCGCTCGATAGCGATTTCGGTGAGGGCTTGTAGACGTGCACGGGTATAGAACATGCCGATCATGCCGTCGAACTGTCCGTGTGGGCGGTCAAGGGTGATGCGTTGGGGGATGGAAACAAGTGGGATGCCGGTACGGTTAGGGATTCGTGACAGTTCTACCGATGGTTTACCGTTGAAAAACTGTCCACTTGTGATGTCATGATCTTTTTCTGAACCCATAACAAGGGTAACAATTTCGTTATCGCATACGTATTCCAAGATAGTGAACTTGGTATCTGCTGACGGTTTGCCGACACGTAGTATGCCGTTGAGACTGTCACCGTGGTTAGCCATCAACCAGTTGTATGTACGGTTATAAGTGAAGATAACGTCGCTTGGGACAGGGTTGGATTCGTCTGTTCCTGGTGCGGCGAAGGTGTCAAGCGGGTTGCGCAGGTGCCATTCAGGTAGACGCTTATCAAAGTTAGGTTTGATGAAAACGGGGCTGGACGAATAGCCGATGAAATGACGGGCACGGTGCCGCATTTTTTGGTTAAAACGGTTCTGATCCCAAATAGAAAGGATTGCACGTTTACGGTCACGGGCCAGTTTCATAGACCGGTCGTTACCTTCACGCAATGCAGGGAAGTATGGCACCGGCATTGTTGATGCGATACGCATAGATGTCTGATCTAAACCTTGTGAAAGAAGATTCGCTACGCCAGGTAAAGCAGTCCGGTCAAGTTCGTTCAACGGTACAACAACATCACCATTTGCTAGTGATCTGATTTGACGCATTTGTTCAAGGACTGGGCCTTTTGCTTCGAAACGCTCTTTATAAAGCGCAACGATTTCTTCGATTGACTTCATTCAGAACCTCTTGCTGCCGGACAGACAACACAACAATAACATAGTCATTTCGCTAGGAGCCAAGACGGTCGCCATTGGCGAGGTGGCGGTTTTGTTTTGGTCAGGTTGGGGATGTTGAGTATGCCCATCCATAGTGACATCACGATGTCGGTGCCGTTCTTCTTGTCTCTGTGCCATGAGCAGAGTTCTTCAACCGCTGCCAGGGTCTTCCAGTTGCCTCGCATGGTGGGGAACCGGATAGCACCTGAACGCAGGAGCGGTGGGAGTAGGGCTTCTACCCCTAGTTTCTCGTCGAGTTTGTTGCGTCCGGTGGTGTGCGGCAGGATGTTTACCCGTTCCGCTGCCTGCCATTTGCGTACAAAGTCGTGAGCCAATAGGAACCGTTGAGCGGCGTTGATTTCCACAATCCAGTGGGAGATGGGGTAGCCAAGTTCATGTGACCGGTCTTGCCATTCCTGCATTTTCCCTGAGTACGCACCGGTAGTGGTGTCGTACCCGAGCAGGTCTTCTGCTGTCAGGGCGGTACGTTCAATGTCAATCACATAGTAAAGGTTTGTTTTGGGCTGGAAAATGAACCAGGTAAGCGCCCAAAATTTGGTGGGGGACGGGTCAACAGACACAACTGACACCCAAGGTTGGGAAAGATTGTCCGGTATCCACGCTGGCTGCCGGTCAGTGTCCACACAACCAGGGTAATCAACCCCATCTAGCCCTTTGCCGCCGGTGATCCAGGTGCGGTCAACTAGACGGGAATCCAAATCGATATCTTCTTGCTGATAAACGATACGGAACACGTCAGGTTTGGAATGTTTGATAAACGATAGGTCTTTCCACGGTAAACGTTTCGGTTCTAGTAGTGGACCCTCAGGGTAAGGTTTAGAGTTGTATCGTTTAGATTCTTTACCTGTGTCTAATTCTTCGTAATACGCTTTATAGATGATGTGTTTGTACTTCTGCTTCTTAAGCGGTTCGATACTTGCCATATCTTCCGGGGTAAGAATGTCAGAACCGTCATATAGGTCGTCGATGTCTTCGTCGTAAGTGATTTTCGATAAGCAATGTGCGTATAGGTCGCCACTGCCGAGGCGCTGTCCAACAACAGCCAGTAACCCACCTGGGTCGCAACGTGCTTCCGCCACATTGTCCCATCTTTCCAACAGTTTGTCTCTTGCAACGGACTCACGGGAGTTGTCAGGGGAGGAAACGTCATCGAATAGGCATAGGTCTGCACGATGCCCAATGAATTCTGATTCAATTCCATAAGATCGTACGGTGGGTTCTTTATTGTCAAGTCCATTACCGTCAAGTTGTTCGACAACAAACTCCTCTGCCCGCCACAAGGCACCTTTGTCGCTTGGTTTGAATCTGCCGTAATCAATCGAAAGACATCCTTCAGCATTTAATGCTAGTCCTTTGTCTACAAGTATCGGGTCGGGTTCTAAAGGCATGGGTCGTTCAAGGGTTTCACGTATACGACGGGCGTACTGTTTAGCCATAGGGGCAGAAACAGACCCGATCATTATACGGATGCGCCGGTTGCGAACAATCGCCCATACAGCGACATCGTGGAACAGGGTGGATTTGCCTGCGCCAGGGGGAACGTTTAGTACAACAAATTCTTTTTCTTCTGATTCCAGCAGTTCTACAAGTTTTAATGCTGCTTCTACCTGCCAGGGTGAAGGTACACGCCCAAGGTAGCGGCGACGGAACAAGTCGAAATCGTCGTAACATTCTTTTGCTTCGGGTGACAGCATGTCGTATGGGATCGCTGAAGGTAGTTCAATAGCGTCCATGAAATCGTTGTACGCTCTTGCTTGTCTGCCACCCGCACTTGGCCCTTGTGTGCCTTTGCGTTCTGCTTCAACACGGCGTGTTTCTGCAACCTTGGCTTTCTTTAACCAGTTGCTTCCGGTGTTGACGTGTACCCCGGCGTTACGGGCGGAGTCTGCGATTGTTTTTCCGGCTGCGATACCAGCAAAAAACTTTGCTTTGTCTGCAGGGTTAACTGCACGTTTTGTTCCCATGTTGTTGCAAACATACCATAGTGCTGTTAAGATAAAGCAAGATGTTTGTCGAAGCAGTATCGGCGGGACTGTTTATCCGCACGGTTATACTAGTTAAATCCGGGGAAGATAAACTGAAACAAACGTAGTTAATAATGTCGTAGGTTCGACTCCTACCGCAAACATCTGCTACACTCTAAACAACTTCACAAGACCTCACCGCCGGGATGGCAGGCGAGGCAAGCATGACCCTGACCTGCATCATAAAGCATGAGTATGTAGATGGGTAATAGTGGCCGGTAACGGGGTCCGCCTTCTCATGCAAAAAACGCCTACCAGCGAACCTAGTAACGAGACAAAGAACGGTCACTGTTAGATACGTGAAGGGAAACAAATATATAACTGGTGTCGGTCTTTGAATCAATCTACAGCCACCAACAACTTAGGGTTGTGAAGCGTGGGGGGGAGCAAGCCCCTTGGGTTGCCAGCCACAAAGGCTAGAAACTCCCGCCCTACGGTTGGGCTAACGCCCTCGCTG